AATACATACACTTGCCGCATTGGACAGGTGAATCGTTTATTATTCTTATATATATACATTGTGGCATAATGATAAAGCCCCTTTCGGGGCTGTTTTAAAAATTTTTAAATTGTTGGAGTTCCGAAGAATGGTAATTTACGCTTCGCTCTGATTTTATTAAGAACGTGCATCCATATATTGTCCGTTTCATCCTGAACGGCAAAAATACGAATAACATCCTCAGGAGTGCACTCAATAAAACTTTGATTTAATGCAGGAGCACTCCCGAATATTCTTCCAAGGTGCCAATAGTCCAAAGTTGTGCGGAAATCGCCTGCCACTCTTGAGTTGAGGAATTTATATTCAGCATATCTCGGAATGTATCCAAATAAATCATCCGAATCAGATGTATATGCGAAAATTTCCCTTGTTAGTACTTCCTGTTCGCCTAAATTGGCGAAAGTAGGCCAAGCATAATCAAGAAAATCTTTTCTAGTAAACATACGATTAATACCTTGCTGATAAGCTGTTTTTGGCATGCAAGAAAATATTCCAATTATCCATCCATGCTCCTGAGCGGTATATCTTCCGAGTCTACCCTGATGCATTCCTGCCGCTACTCCTGTAGGCAAGCCTTGAGGACTTCCTGTTTGCTCGGCTTGATTGGTTTCAGTATTCCAATATTGAGTTGGACCTGTGGTATTTAATACCTCTGATACAATAATTGGAGCCTTGATTCCTGTTATGTATTCAGGTCTTTGCAATCTGCTATCAGGGCTTTTTTGGTCAAAATGCACATACACAAGCTCGGTATATCTTGTTCCACCTCTAGCATTTTTTTCTAGCCACTCCTGTAGACGATACGCCCTTCTTAAGTCGTTAATAGTTGTAGCACCTACTATGAGAGAACCGTTCGGGTCTAGATATGCGGTTTCGTTTGGCAAATCAGTTCCTTCAATTTTATCTGCCGTACCTGAACTCGGCTGTTGTATTGTTCCTGTTATTAATGCAGTTTGAGTTGCATCGATAAAATAAGGAGCATTAGACGCGTCTAAATCTTGACTTAAAGTCACATTGCCTAATGGAATATCAACAGATGCACCTTTTTGTGCAAATGGTAAACACGAAGTAAAATAATCGTGTTCCCAAGCTCGATTAAATTCGATGTTATCGAATATATTAAAAAATTCTGTAGAATTGTCTCCGTCTATTAATTCCCATTCAATGGGTTGAATTAAATTCTGGTCTCTGTAATATTCATTGTAAATAAGAATGAATGCTTTGAAAGGATAAGCAAGAATATCCTCACTTGTATTAGTGGAAGGATCAGGGGGAGCAATACCCAAATAATCCATTATTTTCTTCACGTTTGAAGAAGCGGTTTTGTCAATAGTTACATAAGGTTGCACATAATCGTCTCCGTTCTCATCCTTAGTGTTAGAGATAAACTTTTCCCAATTTTCCCACATGATACGGGTTGGCACATTAAAATAGTGAATTGAAAAGTCTACTCTGTGCATAATAGGTGCAAGAATAGGAGCGAGTTTGATATAAGCATCTGCGCCAATAGTAATTTGGTCGGCAGGTAAGACATCAAAGCAACATGAAGGGATAAGTTTACCCATTTTTCCCGACATTTTTACGTCATGGGTTAGGTCAAATGTACTTTGAGTTGGTCGCTTCATTGCGACTTGTGTGAAGAGTGATTTGCTCATAATCTGATACCTCCTCTAGATACTTTGTATGTTTTCATTTTTTTACCTTTAGAACGGCGACCCCTAGGGCGGCGGTTCTTACTTTTGTTGTATTTCATTAGTTTGCAATTAGCTTTAATAAGTCCATAATCAATTTGAGACCTGCAGGTGAAGCAGATAATCTTTCCATTGTATCAATATCTGATTGTTTAAGTTTACCTTCCTGACGTAATAAGTTAGTTTTTTCTTTAATGTATTGAATATTGGCTTCTACATTGTCTGTCCCTTTCCTGTATCTAGTTTGAGCCATATCTTGTGAAGGCATACCAAATCGCTGTTTGTCGGTTTTCATTATGTTAGCTTGCATCTCTAACCTTTTAAACATTGGTTGCATTACAAGTTCGTCCCAACGCTCTTTTGTAAGTTTAGTATCTTGTTTGGTCTTGTCAGATTGTGCAGATAAATTAAGAATTTGGGCATTTTTAAGGTTTGTATCATTGTCTAATGCTTTTACACTCATATATTGATTTAAAGCATTATTTACTGCGGATGTACTTCCCTGTATTGCGTTAACTACTTCGCCTGCATCTCGTCTAGCGGCACCTTGTGTGGTGTTTTTTATCATTGCTGCGGGTGAATTTTGAGCACTGCCGTAAATAAGTTGAGGATTAAGGCCTGCGTTCCTGTACCTTTCCATTTGTTGGGAGGGTGAATTGTAGGATTGAACTTTATCCCAATCCTGAAGAGCGTGCTGCCGTTGTTCAGCCATAACTCTCCTCGACTCTTCAAGATTTTGTTCGTTAACTTTGTCGGCTTGTCTTCTGGCACGCCATGAATTATAGGCACCTACCGCCATACTGCCTAATATCAACCATGATACTGGGTCAATAGCAGCTTTAACCATTTCTAATGGTAG